TGTTAAACTAACTCCCTCATCTAAACTTTGTAAATTAAGTAGTCCAGATAAAGGTCTCTTTTTAATTAAACCCCCAGTTTCAACTAAAATACTTGTTAATGAGGCATCTGTAACTAATCCAGTTAAAGTTAAATTCTTTAACCATGAGTCTCCCCATGTTTTAGCAGATGTTCCTATCCCACCTTCATCATTTGCTCTTGGTACTAATTTCTTTGTTGCCATATCCTATTTTTTTCTTATATATTCTAAGATTATATCTACTTTCTTTTTCATCTCTTCCATGTTATCAGCAGCTCTTTCGTGATGGCGAGAAAATTGATTCTTAACCTCATATAAACTAAAAACTAAAAACCTATATAAAGCGTATAATGCCCCTAGTAACAATATTAATGGTAATCCATATCCTTCTATAAGCTGCAGTATTTCTTTCATTATTATTGTTCTTTAAACCGCTTCTGGCATTATATCACCGTTACTATCTATTTCAAAATGCCCAGAGGCTACAGGGCTAACCTCTGGCATTATATCACTATTACTATCTAAATCAAATGTGTCACAATAATCTACAATAACATCCTTTGGCATTAATTGCGTAGCAGGTGCTAAGTTACAAGGCTCAAAGAAACAGTCCATCGCACTTAAATTTGGACTAACCCATTGAGGCTGCCATCTAATTGTACCAAGGCCTATATTATGTATAGGACTCATTTTACTTACTATATACTATAACTCTACCACTTATTAAAAATATCCTTGTAAAATCTCCATAAAAAGGAATTCCAACGGGTAAGGTTATATCAGTTACTAATTCTCCTGAAGGGTTTCCACCACCTGCATTTATATCTTCTCTCCAGTTAGTATCACAATTAGAAACATCTAATACTGTATCATCTAATATAGCTACTATACAATAACCTTGAACTGCATGTTCTGCTCCAAGAGTTGTTATAATAGTAGCTCCCTGCATTCCGTAAGGAGCAGCTAATAATTGTTCAGTAGTATTCCTTGTCTCCCCTGGTTTTTTAACCAAGGGTTCATCAGTATTATGTGCGAAATTTGGCATAGTTTATTATTTTACTATTAATTTAATTGCATCCAATTGCTTTAGATTAATATCCTTTGGTAATTGAGATTCTGATAGTGTCTTTAATTCAAGTTCTACAGATTCCTCTAAAAGTTTATCTATCTCAGCCATTTGAGCTTTTCTTTCTTCAATAATCTTTACATTTTCTGGTTCTTCTTCTTTAGCTTTAATTTTATCCATATCTGCATTCATATCAAATTGTTGCATCTGTGCAGATAATTCTTGAAATTCCTTAGTCGGAATAGCTTTTTCTTCAATATCTCTTAATGCATTAGATATTATTTCTTTGTTTGCTGAATTTGTAAGAGCAAATTTAACACCCTTTAAATTCTCTACTTGTAGTAATCCTTGCATCAAATTTACTAGATCACGTTTAACGTACTGTTCTGTTTTTGCCATTGTCTATAATGTTTTTTATTAATAATTAATTTTCGCAAAGATATAAAAAATATTTTATATCCTATGTCCAAGGGGTTGCAATCGCCCCGTCAGTTATTGCAAATCCTTCAACTAACCAAATAGCATCAGTTATTGCAGTGTATTTTAATCTTGTTCCAAGTAATCTTCCTTTTGTATCTGCATCAGCTACATATTGATGATCTGCTGCAGCTGGTGAAGCATAACCATGATTATCTGTATTATCAGCTGAATCATTTTTAACTAGTCCAGTTCCCATATAAATAGCTCCTTGAAGAGTATCTGCTGAACTAGCCGCATTAATAGTTAATGTGCCACTAAATGTAGTACCTATATGAAATTCATAAGTTAATCCTGCAGCCGCAGCTGGTAAAGTTACTGTTATACCTCCTGCTAAGTTTAATGTAAATATACTTCCTGATTGAGCTGCTGTTGGATTATATGTACCAGAAGCTACATTTACTATAGGTCTTTTATAAGCTAAAGTAGCATCAGCTTGTGATATTAAATTTCCTGAACTGTCACATACTAATCCTGCTGTTCCTGAAGCATTTTCTAAAGTAGTAATTTTTGTAGATAATCCTAAAGCACCAGCTCCAGTTGTAAATGTTATTGTACTATCAGGAGATGTAATAGCACCAAATTGTGGGCTACCAGAAGCATTACCAATTAATACTGTTCCGTTAGTTCCTCCTGCATTAGTCGTTGTAACAGCTCCTGTATTATTACCTAGTAATACACCTTTTGAAGTATGACTAGTTGCTCCAGTTCCACCATTACCTACACTTAATGTTCCACTAACATGTGTACCTAAAGCTATTTTACCCCACGACGGAGCAACTCCTATACCGCCAGAGATTAAAGCATTTCCTGTAGCTATATCTGCTAATCCAGCTAATGTATCAGTTGCTGAAGCATAAACTATATCTCCAACAACATAAGCAGAGCTTTTATTAGTTCCTCCATTTGCAGTAGGTAATACAGTTGCTCCTACATTAGTTGTTAAATTAATAGTCGATAAAAAAGGAGTAGTTGTATTTTTACATTTTGATAAATCTATCTGTGTTTGATCTATACCAACAGTTATTACTGAACTTCCAGCTCCTACTGTTATAATCCCTGAAGCATCCTGCTCTAATGATTTTATAACATGTCTATTAAGAGATGTAGCTGTCGATACTAAGCTTTTTCCAGTACCTACAGATTCAAATGTAGTTATTAAATTATTTAAAGGTATTTTACTATCTGTTCTAGATAATGCATTAGTTATATATAAATATTCATTTGAAGCATCAGATACTACTGAAATATTTTTAGTTGTTAAAGAATTTACTTTTATAGCCATAATTTTATATTTTAAAAGTCAAAATTTGAGTTCGTATTAAGTGTGAAAATAGAAGTTAATGCTTCCATTTGTGCTGGAGTTAAATCTACATCTGTGTCACATGTTGGACATACATCATCTAAAAAGCCTGTAAACAAGTCTTGTATATCTGATAATGTCATACAAGCATTTAGATTGTGTAATAAATGTCTAATGATTATAGTCATCCATATTTGTCTTATATCTAAAGCTCTAGTTGCTAAGGCTCCCATTATTCTAGCATAAGCTGTATTAGCTAATGCTCCAGGACATTCTACTAAATCAGATAATTCAGAATAATCTGTTACCCAAACATTTCCTAATAATGCTGGAGTAGGGACTCCTCCGTCGTTTGCGTTTACACAAGGTCCTTTTTTAGTCCATTGAGGTTGAGGCACGCCGTTACTATCTAAACAATACCCACAATCTAATGGAACTTCACAAGGAGCTGTTGCATCTTGTATACAAAATAAAGCTCCTGAAGAATAACTTACCGCATCTGTTACTTCTGTACAAGAATACCCATACGTAGTACCTAATTGTATTTCTTTTGTATCCCAAGATTTACTACTTAAATCTTCATTATTTGCATCTTGTAGTATCCACGATTGAAGGTTCGCTGCACTGAACGACCCCCCAAGAATATCTCCAATAAAATAATTATTTGTTGCAGCATCTTGATTTATATATACTTCAAATGCCATCATTGCATCGGACGTAGTACTATAAACTTCAAAAGAGATAGTATGTAAACCTCCTGGCAATGATATTGGGAATAGATTGAAATACTGATAATTAGATGTATATGTAGTAAGTGTATTTTCATCTGCCGCCATATCAATCCAAACAATTCCATCAACTTTCATTCTCATCTTAGAGTCAGAACATAATGCTATAACTGCTGGTGTATTAAATTGAAAATTAATTTCTGTTATACATCCTATCCATTCTCCTACAGGTATAGCTGGAGGAGTTATTGGGGATCCTTGATCTAACCATATAGCTATATCTTTTACCCTATCATTAATATAACTTGTAGTTGCCAAAGTATTCCATATACCTAAATCTACTCCTATTTGGGTAATTCCAGAAGTAGACCTATATATATGATTAGGGCCTGTATTTGCATTAGTAATTATATCTTTTAATAAAGGCAAGTCATTAGTATTTATAACAATACTTTGAGTATAATCAACCGCAGCTCCAGTCCATACTCCATATAAACTACACCCATTCTGCTGCCATTTTGATGGTGTAATTTGTGCTGTATATAGGTTTTTAACTAATGTCCAGTATCCAGTTGTTGTATTAGGTTGAGCTGGTGAAGCAACACTAGTTACACACTCTTCTGAATCTTCGTCATAAACATATCCAATAGGACAAACACAATCACAATTCATTGCTCCATATATAGATATAACTCCAAATATCCCATTATCCATTCCTACATGTGTTGTTTGATAACATCCATGAGCATCTCTAACATAGAATATATATTCTGCACCGAGGGCTCCATATCCTAAATCTCTAGAAACACTAACATTAGAGAATCTTATATCTAATAAACTTGTAGTAATAGCTGTCGATGAAGACACCGAATTACTTGCGCCTCCACCCCATGGAGCATAAGTCATAACTGTTGCTGTATCTAAACTTGGGCCATAATTACTAATAGGATCTCCAGTATATAAACATGGAGAAGTAGTTGTTAGAGGTCCTATACCATAACAAGGATTCATAGGAATACTAGGTGTATAGAAAGGGCCTGCTTGAGCAACAATACCTATTTCATAAGGAGCAGTACCACCTGTTATTGTAAGTCTTATTTCTCCATTAGTATCTCCCGGTATAATATTATGACTAATTATACACGCATTAGCAACTGAAAAATCAGATACAGGTATTAATTCTATTTTAGTTGAAGAAGATTCTGTAAATGCATTCGCTGTAGCAACTCCTAAATTAGGGTTATTATATGTAGGAATCCAACTTCCTGAAGTACTTATTATACTTGAAGTGTTTGCATTTGCAAAACAATTATCATCGTAAGAAGATAATATATTCACATCATTTGGATCTGCAAAATACTCTACTACACATGACGACCCATCCTTAACCCATATACTATTTATACCTCCACACATATTTGTAAATGTATGAGGACTAGTTATAGGCGTAAATGAGATACCATTATTTAATGATACTTCTAAAGTTCCATTACCTCCATGTGCTGTAATAGTAAGAGTTCCTGTACAACACCCCGCACATTGAGGTGGAACCCAAGTAATATCATCTATATAAACTATAGGATCATTAAGTGTTTCTGTGTCTGTATCAGTTCCTCCACAACTATCAGTTACTACTACAGTATAGATTCCTGGCCATTCAGCTGTTAAATCTTGTGTAGTTATATTACTCCATTGTGTATTTGTATTGTTATGCCCTGGTACACTACAAGTAGATGCTAAAGTAGCATATGTCCATAAATATGTATAATTAGTATTTGTATGATCTTCATATGTTCCTCTAATAGGTGTATTATCTATTTCACCATTACATACATTAGTACCAATAGAAGCTCCATAAGAACTACACCCGCAACATGTTGGTTGTGTAGTAGCTAGTTGATTATATACATTTCTATAGTCTGAAGGTAATATTGTAGTACTAAATTCATATGAACATGCTGAAACTCCAGTTTCTATTAATTTAACATGCCAAGTACTATTTTCAGTAAATGGTAATACTACAGCACCTCCTCCTGGATTCCATTTATCTGAATTTCCAGTTATTTCAAAATAATCAACTGTACCTGAAGCTGTTTGTGGATCATAAACTGCACTTGTTGAAGCTACTATACCTGTTCCTGTAGTAACTAAATCTGTAGTTAGGACACTTAAATTAACTCCTGAATTATCTGTGGCTTGATAATAAGTTGCTCCACCATCATTACTTAACCATACTTCAAATGGAAAAGATGCTCCTACTACTGGAGTAGAATCATCAAGCATTAATCTTATTGTTCCATCACTATCTCCTGGACATGTAGGTCCTCCATACATTCCATATGTATTATCATTAGCTGTTGATTGTGTAATAGAGTCTCCATAAGGAGTATTATATCCAGACCAAGCATATTGATTAATGTCTACCCATGCCTCTGATCCTCCTGTAGATGCTATTGTCCATGAACCTGTAGTAGTACAAGGAGTTCCTGGCGTACTGTCTGTTACCAATACAGTGTATGTACCTACACCTAAACTAGTTAAATCTGCACTAGTCGCTGACGAACTGCCAGACCAAGCGTAAGTATAAGGACCTATACCTCCAGTTACTGTTGTATCTATAGCTCCATTACTTCCACCTGCACAACTTATTGAAGATACTACTGCTGTTAGAGTTAAAGGAGCTCCTGCAATTGTTGAAGCTGTAAGAGTTTGTGTGCAGCCATTAGCATCTTGCACAAGGCATTCATAATCATAAGTACCTCCTGGTACAGCTTGTGTAAATGAGTTTGAACTAGTTGCTGGTGCTACAAAAAGTGGATCAGCAACTCCAGAAGTTCCTGTAGTTACTGTTGTCCAATCATATGTATAAGGACCAGTACCTCCACTTGCTGAAACAGTTATACTTGCTATACCTCCAGAACATCCTGGGTTTGTAACTGCTATAGTACTTGCTAAAGTGCCTCCTCCCTCAATAGTCATTTGAACATCTCTAAATAAACATCCACATGAATTTCTTGCCCATATACGATATGTTCCAGCAGGTAAATTAAAAGTTGAACTAGATTGCCATCCTTGTATTATATCAGGAGTAAGATCCCAAACATCAGTATTGGTCCAAGTAGAGTTTCCTACTGAGCCAAGTGTTACAGCATATTGCATACTGGCGCATGACATCGTCGTATCTACTACTAATCCACTTAAAGACCCGTTTCCACCAGAACATAGAGCATGAGTTTGGGTAGTGCTCGCATTTTTTATCATTGGACCAGGTTCGTTAATAGTTATAGAAACTGAAGTAGTACATCCAGCTGCATCAGTCATATTTATTATGTGTGTTCCAGGACTGATTGGACCGGAAGGATGGTTGCAACCAGCCTGAAATGTATTACCTGATGAAGATCCATAAGTAGCTGTCCCACCATATATAGCAACTGATGATGTATATGTAAGGCCACAAGGATTAATATGATCTATTGTAAAAAGCCCATACGCTATTCCAGTGATGTCAATATCAAATTCACCCATATTAGAAGGAGTAAGACCAGAGCAATTGGTTATATATCCAGTATTAGTAGTAGTATTATAACAATTTGTAAAATTCTCTTCTCTGTCACTACTATTACATACTGGGTGACTTGTATGAGTTACTGTTGCATTAAGAACAGTTGAAGGCATTACTATATCAACATGGTCATAACATCCTACTAAATCAAAATCTGCCCAGACTTCATTTGCATCTACTAAATACCACCTATTAGTTAAAGTGACTCTATATGTACCACCACTTATACCTGGCATAAGGAATTCTTTATTATTTACAGTTGCCCCAGGATTATTAATGTGGTTAGCTCCAAAAATTGGTACACCAGAACCAGGAATACCAAAATTAATTACAGAAGATTTAAATGGATGGCCTGCAGAATGAAATATCCAAGTACTATTTGTTACATCCCATTCCCAGACTGTCCATTGTAAACCACCACAATTAGATATAGTTGTTCCTGTTAAATTTGAAGCATCAAATTTACCTCGGAACCCCCCAGGAGAAGTACATGTAACGGCAGCACCTACGACAACTGAATCAAGATTAAAAGAAATTTGCTCACAATTAGGCATGGTAAAGGAGGACGTATAAGTACCATGATTTACAGTTACGACAGTTACAGTATAAGTACCTACACCAATAAAAAAACTCCAAGTAGTTGATGCATAAATTGTCCCCAAATTTCCAGTAGGAGTGATAGGACTGGTTGTGGCAGCAGGAGAAAAGGATATATCATCAATTTCTACTCCACTTGCATCGATATTAGTTAGTACTACATTTACAACTCCATTCCCCGTATCACATACAGGACAATCGGCAACTTGTGCAGTTAAAATAGGTTGCTGGGAGGTGTCTGGTGTTGTATTATAAACCATACCATTACCTGTACAAATAGCCCATTGATTTTTGGAATTAACAGAATGATTAGTATATTGAGGACCTACTCCATAAGCAGATTCAAAAGTCCAATTACTATTAGTAGTATCTGGCCATATATAATTACCAGTAGAATGATCTACATATGTGCAATTAGTATTTGGAATTGAAGTATTATATTGGAATAAATTTGTTGGAGAACAAAGAACTTCTGGATGACTATCGCCGTTTGGGAAGTTAAAATAAGCAACTGTTGTTGGCGTAAAAACTGCTTTTAGTCCAATAAAATGATAAGCATATTGATTATCAACCCAACCACCATTTGCAGAAATAGTACTTAAATTACTACTAGATATAACATTACCATGTCCTCCATATCCCATTATAGGTTTTTTGCCGTGCACATCCCCTACACATCCAGCATCATCTGTTGCATCTCCATATAAATGTTTAACCATTCTATTTTCAAATGCACCATCAGGAAGTCCTAAATATACTCTTGCATCAAGTTCATAAAAATTTCCTTGTATAACTCCTGTGGGGCTCATTAGGTTTGGAAAAGAAGAGGTTGAACCACCGCCTCCAGTATTTGCCATGTATGAATCCCAATCTACAGTTCTTAAAGTATGAACCTTAACATCAGACCAACTAAAACCAGAAGAACCAAATATATAAGATTCCCAATCTTTAACTAATTCAGCAGAAATTGTCATACCTTGTGATTCTGATCGTATTGGGGTAGTTTGATCATCACTACCTAAACCCGACTGAAAGCTGCCCATTTCCTCATATGGCGGTGCATTTTCTCCGCCATATCTATTATCTTGTATACCTGTTGCAACATCTCTAAAAACTATTGTTTGGCCGGCACCTCCTCCTGATGTTACATGTAGATTAAAATAAGGATTATCAGTAAATAAACTAAGTTGTTCGTTTGTTTCACCTGCGGCAAACATGGCTAATTCAGCCTGTAATTTATTATAACTTGGAGCAGCGGCTGGTGTTTTAGTGATTAGTATAGTAACATTCTTATTAGATGGTTGTAATGATGTATCAAGCCTCTGATAACAAGATTCTCTAATCATATGTTTTTGAAGGGCGCTTAATAATTCAACACCCCAAGGATTATTATAACTAGTACCGTCACCCGACCACCACGGATCATCAAGAGTTATAAATTCACCATCCATAATACCTCCATACGCCCTGTCTTCAACCACGCCTCCTGTACCTGTCATGTGATGCATCATACCTGTATTAGATTGAGCTAAATACCATCCTAATTCTCCAGTCTCATTTGTACAGAACGAAGTACTGTTAGATCCGTTCCACGAACTAAAGGTATATGCATTACCACCAGAACTTGAGTATGCGCTCGATCCATAATAAGATACTGGCCATGCTGGGCCTATTATTTTTTTCCAAGCCTCACTACGCATATCCATATGAAGCTTAAATTTATATTCATCAGATAAGACACTACCGTACGTTTGATTTGGGATTGTAGGAAATAATATAATAGCATAATAAGATAAATTCTCTGCCCTATTTTTTCCCTGTGCATCAAGATCAGGATCTGGCCATATAACATTTCCTACATCACATCCTCCACTCCCATTGTCTGGGCCATTTATTCCTATTGGAGTTGTATTTGTTGGATGTTCTTTATAAACATAACTACAATCAGTAGTAATATCTTGCATAGTCATTCCTATACCATAATAACTCTTATTATCGTTACCATCAGGTTGTATAGGAGATCCCCATAATAATGGACCCCCAGTATATTGCATCCATATAGTATCATTATAAGCACCTTTACCTTCAGCAACTACAGTAGAACCACCACCACAAGCACCCGCATTACCCCAACCCCAAATTCCAGCAGCGAGATTACTTATACCATGTATATTTTGTGTTGAATGGGTGGAATACATCACAGGTGTTGATCCTGGGGGATTAAAAGAACTAGGCGAACATGTTGTTAAGTTTGACCCTCTTCTACATTCATAACAATGACAGCAGTGGGCCCCATTATACGAATATCCACCACAACCTACTGGGTTAGTTGACGGACAATTGAACCCCAAATTATTTGCCAATCCTACTTCCCATCCAGATTCACAACCTATCATTGAAGTATAACCAAATTCTGGCTCACAACAAGATTGCTCTGCTAAAAAGGTAGTTGACCCATAAATAAAAGGTAAACATGAGCTAGAGGTATACGATATTTGTGAACTCCACCCAAGTGGAGATCCCAATACGCAAGACGACCCAAGAGAGCCAGATAATAAAGCGCCGGTACTTGCTTCCTCATATCCTCTAAATGAACTATGAGTACCCCATCTAAATCCTGCTGCCCATCCAGTATTCTGAACACCACAAGTCCATGTAGGTTTCTTCATATGTAAACTAAAATTATCTAGTTTAACTAATGCAAACCTTAAACCATCAAAGTCTGAGTGAAAACGATCCGTCGTTGTTTGCGACGGAGGTAGGGAAGGATTCCAAGCCATAGTTTAATTTAATTTAACAGTCGCAATTACAATTTTTAGTGCCACACATCTCTTTAGCTTTCAAATACTCGTCTATAGATTTTTCATATAAAGTAGTAGTTTGAACGCATCCTGCTACATTTGTTTTAGCGCCATTAAGTAATAAAAATATCTTTGCTATATCTGCAAGTATAGATGCACATTCTTTACATTCTGTACACTTGCATTTTAATAAGTCTTTTGTTTTCGCAGCTAAACAACAATTAATATCACACATACCTACTGCACCTATTTCAAATACTCCAGAATTAGTTGTTATTACAAATTTAAATATCCCATTAAAATGAGTATATGTGGTAGCAGCTGCTCCTGTATCATCTATGAAATTACTAAGAGATAGAACGAGATCTCCTGCAGCTGTTAAATTAAGAATTGGGTTAAAAGGGTTAGTTAGTTCTCTTGGTATAGATGTAATCGTTACATCATTCCAATATATATCAATTTCTGCATTTGAATAATTCGCACCTCCCGCAATCGTCATTGTTTTACAATCTGCTGCTATAGTTGCCGTTAAAGCCATAATTTTTAAGTTTTTAAATGTTACAAAAATATAAAAACTAGGGGATTTTCACCCCTAATTCTCATATTAATTTAATACTACTTTTGGTATAATACCATAGTATCTCCTGCTGTTGTAGTTGAAGTCGCTGGACCCCAGAAGTCATTCATAATACCTCCACCATCTGTATATCCTGATGGAACCCAAAGCTCAATAATTAAATCGTCTTTTGCGTTTGTAGCATCTTGTCTTACTCCACCGTCACATTCAATTGTGAAAATGTCATAAGTTTTAGATGCAGATGCAAATTGCTCAACTGAATCAGCGAAGTACATTCTATTGTGGTGAGCACCTCTGTGGTGTAAAGATTTCTTTTCAGCTTCTACCGCTTGAAATCCATTACCTACACCTTCAGTAAATCCAAAGTTACCTACTAAAGTACCAGACGCATACGTCATAGTTGTAGTACTAGTATCAATAACTTTAAAAGCAGTACCATTATCTTTAGCTGTAATTTGAATCTCACCAGCACCTGCATTAGCTGCAGTTACCCAAGCTCCAGAATCTGCATTAATTGCAGCTACTAAACCAGTAGCGATTTCAGCTACAGTACCAGTAGCGTCAGATACAAACTCATAACTTCTAACTGCTCCAACTCTGTCGTCATATTCTCCTGTTGGGTTTAAAAATTCATTGTAATCACTGTATCCAGATAACTTCACAATTTTAATACCCCAAGTAGCACTATTTAATGCTGAAGCGTTATTAATAGTTCTGTTTCCAGTAGTTGCTTTTGCACTAGCTAAATACGTAGTATGAGTAACTCTTTTTACTCTACTTTTCTCAATTAAAGGAGAAGCATACGGATAACCGCTTGTAGTTTGTTGAGTAATTTGAAATACATCTGGACAAATGGTGTAATCAAGTTGCCCACCAGCATTGTCTAAAAAGAATTCAGGAGAAATTCCGTCTAAGTGGTCTCCCGTTACAGTTGTAGTACCAGGTTCAGTTACCCACATTCCTATATTTCCGACGGTACCTCCTGCAAACGCTGAGTTTATGTTCATTGCATAAGTAGTTGTTGCTGAGGCTGCGCCATCTATAAATGTTAATTTTGCCATTTTATTATTTTTTTAATGGTTAATAATTATTTTACTATTCAGATTTTAATATCTCTATATTACTACTTTGATATCGAGGATCTGATAGTTCCTCTAAAATTGTACTTACTGTCATATCCACAATTTCTTGATGTGTATGATCTGGTAGGTCGCAGTTTATACTATTGCCGTTATCTACTGTTTCAGGTTTTCTTAAGTACGTAATTTTAATGTCTTGTACTATAAATGTGTCATCAGTATAGATTTCAACGTAATTTTCCTTCATTGTAAATAAAGGAGATTTATATTTTGTTTTATTAAAAGGGTCTTGTAATAGCTTATATATATCATCATGTTGAGCAAACTCATTAATTCCTACTGTCTGAGTAAAATCTTGATCATCACAAGGAGTTCTTTTTGCAGCCCAATATGCATTTGAATCAAAAACTAAAGAGCTAGGAGTTGCATTACCACCTGCATCATCTGTCTCACTAGCATCCATTGCAGTTGAGCCTGTTCCATTATTCCATAGTATTCCTAAAAAATTGACCTGCAGATTAAATCCTATTGGAAAAGTAACAACAACTTTATTAATACCAGTGTTAAGGTTCATAATAGACATTCCTGGCACCAACCAATTGCCCGAATATAAAAGAAATGATTTAAGGGCTGATGCTGTATCATATATTCCTGCGTATGGAGTTGTTATAGGAGTTAGCGGCGGTGATCCTGTACTATTTGCTGGTTCATAACCAATAAATGCTCCAAAATGTGAAGTAAAACTATTTGGTAGAGTATGATGAAGTATATCAACATCTAGTATAAACTCTATTGGTCTCATTTGAGCTGTTGCCTCAGCCCAACAGAGTTTTTTACATTTATCTTGCCTTACTAATGATTTCATATTAATTAAATATAAATAATCAATTGGTAAAAATGATGCATCTATCCATGTATTATCAAACACATGCCCTTTATATATAGTAGGCATACTTTGTTCTACAATTAAAGATCTTAAATCATCAATACGTTTTTGAGACATCTCAAAACCTTTTTGATATCTATTACCTCTAGGATTAAATCTAGTATTAATAAATCTTAAAATATTTTTATTTAATTCTAGATCTATTTCTTCTGGAAGAAGAATATCAGAGTGCATGGAGTTGATCTTGTCAACCCCATGCTGTACTGATATATGCATTTCTGATATATTCACTATATATATGCTTCTTTTAATTTAGCCCTCAAAGTTGTTAATTTCCCTGAGTTCTTTTTATCACTAAGATGGATAACTGTATCTCGTAATGTATCTCCAAGAATATCATCTTGATAAATAATTTGATTTCCTATCTTTCTTAAAATTTCCGCACTTATCATTTCTTCAATTTCCGATTTCATTTTTAAATGCTTATCTTGAGAGATCCTAATGAATCTACTAGGTTTATCGCTTTTTAAAGAATAAAGTCTATTCTCAATTTCTAAATCAGTTAACCTATCAGGATTATCATTTGCTAGTAAACGATAAACTCTTCTCATATCTGATTTATTATCTGATAATTTTATAAACTCTTTATCAGCATCTTTTAAAAGTTGAATTTTATTATTCGCTTGTCTTAAATCTCTTTGAGTATCTTGAATAAAAAATCTCTTTTTAATATCACCAATCATTTCTTCTTTATTTAAACCTACATGAGGATGTTTTAATATCCATTTGTATCTTAACCAGTCTTCAATATCTTCAGGCTCTCCATCTGTTGAGGTAGAAATATTTAATTCTACTCCTCCAAATGGTACCATAATAGACATGTTTGTCCAATATAATTTTTCATGTTTAGGCCAATCTACATGTTCCGGACCTACATCTAAAATACCATTTAAGTATTTCTTTGATTCTTCAGCAGTTACTCCTTTTAAAGGTTGTCTATTCATATAGACACTACTGATATACATTCTTGATTCTGCTCTAACTGACTTAGGTAAAAACCCTGTAGGTTCTTTACGCAGAATTACTATTTTTCTTTTTCCCATTTTTATGTTCTTTTAAAATTATTAATTAAGTTAAATTTCCTTTCAGGCTTATAAGAATACTAGGCCTTACTTTCTTTATATAAATAGGATAGTGGGGGTTTTTACACCCCCTCAATCCTACAAAAAACTAGATATATAGACTACGAAAACGTTAGTTAACGCCGTTCATCTAAACGTATACTATGCTTTAACACATTCTAAATCAATAGAAGTATCAAATCTTTTAAGAACGATACCTGCTGTTTTTAACATATGTACACTTGCACCATCAATGTCAGAAGCTCGTAGATCACTTGATCCGAAGCCTGTTGGAACAACAGAACCCGCAACTGCCCATCTTAAGTACTCACGTCCTTTCTTGTTAATCATTTGAATATTCGCTTGACCATCATAATTAGATGTGTCAACAAATACCATTCTATATGATTCTAAAGAGTAGCCAGTCACAGGATGCTTAGATCTTGCTTGAGCTACAGGACCATGATCAAACATTGGATGTTTAACCACATTTACTGTATGTCCATCAATATGGTCATAACTTGTAAAGTAACCAGTCATTCCTAAAGAACGTCCTGATCCAGTAATAAATTTACTATCTGCATTTACTGTCCAAGGTGTACCAGCACCAGTAGGGAAACCGCCTTGGTAGTTCTTTAACGCATTGTCAAATTCTCTTGCTCCACCAATACCAGTAAACAATGTAATGCTTTTATTACTTGCATCAGTCATACCGTAAAATAAATCTCCGATAAGATTTGTTAATTTAGTTTCAGTTAAAGTAGAGTAAGTGTCCTTATTGATAATTTGTTGTAATAATCCAGGACCTGTGATTACTGGTTGCCCATTCTCATCAGTCATGTTTACTATACCATCATTACCATAAGTTTTTTCTCCGTACCAATAAAGTAATTCACATTCTTCTTTAAAAGATAACATGTGTAAGTACTCTTCATAATCCATCCACATTTTGGTAGTTTTTCCACCTTTAGTAGGTAAAGCAAACTCAGCAACGTAGTTCTTAGCATTTCCTGCGAAGTGATAAGATTTTCTAACAGTACCAATTTTGTTTCTTACCATACCTGGTGTACTCCAATTAGAAGCATTACCTCTAGAGAAGTCAACCCCAACGTTAGCATATAATTGACCCCAAATTGCACCTAAAGCGTGATCACCCGCAGGTAATGAAGCCGTTGAATCTGGATCTACTAATTGCAGCGTGTAGACATAGTTACTTCCAGCTGCCTTAGGCTCAGCCATAATTCTTGCTTGTACACCTGATTGTGAAATCAATGTATAAGGGAATATGAACCATTTATCTGGAAATGTTAAAGTAAATGTTGCTCCACCTAAACCTAGGTTAGAACCAGCATTTGCAGCAGCGAGAGGACGAGTGTTGATAGTATGAGATTTAACTCGGTATTCATATTCCCATCTATCAATGGACTTAGAATTACCAACCCCTTCTGTTAACATAGTTAACGGAAATTTTCTATCGTCTTTCCCTGCAAGATGTGTGATGATTGGAGAAAGCTCTGCTGGCTTTTCCAATAACGCATTAACTAATGAATTAGTATCAGTCATCTGCGCATCATTGTAATAAGTTTTTAATACTTGCATTTTTATTTTAAATTTAAAGGGTTATGATAACCAAGCTCCTTTCGCGCTTTATAGGTTACCCAGGTTTAAATCTAGTGCTTCAATATCAAATCCTCCTTTCCTTTTAGGGCGAGGAGTACCTTTCACTGAACTACTTGATTTAATCTTTTTTCGCAAACTCTTAGCGTTAGACGTCTTTGCTTTAGCTGCGATAATATCTTTCAAATTAAATCCTTTGAACATTAAATAATCTATAGCTAGTTTAACATCTTGAGAGGACTCTTTATGAGATTTCTCCCTCTCAGTTATACCATTACTATCAGGTTTACTTAAATAATCAAAGAATTTGTTTTTATCTTTTTCTTGAACTGTAATACCAGCAAAATCTTTAGAAGTTTGAATAGTCTCATTAATTTCATCCCAAAACTCTCTTTGTTTTTGTTGGTTAGCTATTTGTTCACGTTTCTGTTGTTCTAATCTCGTATCTCTTTCTTTACTATAATACTGATTAAGGGCTGTCTTTGCTTTTACCGCTTTATTATATAACTTATCAGATTCTATATAATCATCTAATAATTCATTTATAAATTCCGCATCATGTCCTTTAAGTTTAAAGTATTCTCCAAGAACAGCTTTTTGTGTTCTTAGATCATTCTCATTAACTTGTATATTTTCAAAGTCAGTTATTTGAATACTTGACTTCATCCAATCTTCAGATTTACCTCCATTTAAAACATAATCTAAATGTTTTTGAATCTCTGGATAAGCTTGAAATAATCCATCAAGTTGATCTTCCGCCATTTTAGTTCCAACAGCTTTAGCTAACTTTACCAACCCGTCAGTATCATCTTCAAACTCTTCATCAGGAAATTCATATCCTAATTGAGAAAGAACTTCATTTACTACAGTGTCATCAATCTCTTCCTCTTCTTCCTCCTCTTCAATTCTAGGCTGAGTTTTGATTTTCTTTTTACTTACTACTTCTTTTTCCTCTTCAACTTTATCATCTACATCAGTATCGAGTTCTTTGGAAGCATCTTTAATATCTTCCTCTGTAGCTTCTTTTTTTGTTTCTACGACTGCTTCGTTACTTGCTTCTTCTTTTAATTCAGCCGTGAGACCATCACCTATGAAATCATCAAATGTGATATCTTCTAATTTTAACTTGTTTTCGTCTGCCATATCTATTTATTTTTATGCAAATTTATGATTAATATTCTATTTATTTGTGTTTTTTATTTTTTTTACTTTACCTTTTATTATATACCACTTTATTCTATTTTTGAAGGAGGTTGTACAACTTGAAAGTGTTCGTCAATCATTTCCATAATCTTTTGATTTGAAAAATTAGGATGTTTTACCTTAAGTGATTCTCCATACTTTAATTTATCTATCATTATCGCTGCTTGCTGCCATCCTTTATCTGAACTTAGTTTTTGCAATTGATCTATTATTTTGTTTTTATATTTATTTGATTTAGAGAAAAAATCAGATGTTATATTTACATTACCATACTTATTTACAACGTCAGTAGTTCTACTTTGCATAAACTTCCAATCGTCTTCAGATTTATTCTCTGTAGTCATAGTCGGACCACTTTTCTCAAATATGTATCCTTCTGGATTAGAACTCGTATATTCACCTCTTTCCTCTAAAGCTTTCTTAAACTTATAACTATTAATATTAACTTGAGCTGAATGAGAAATTGCAAAATTAGAATATGTTCTAAAAGCTTCTTGACTCCACTCTAAAGGAGTCTTTCCTCCCTGTGCTATCCTGTCATAATTAGGATTATTATGCATTTGTATTGCTATATAATCTGCAGGCACTCCATCAAACGTATCGTCCTCTAAATTATATCTTTTATCCTGTCTTAGTTTATGCTTATTATGTAAATAAAATAATATAGCTGCATCAATAGAATTAGCCATACCACGGTCACCAGGAATACCAGTTAGCAGATTATCTCCAGAACCTAAACTATGTATCCAATTACCGTCCTCATCTTCTTGAATTAATCCCATCTTTGCATACCATATTCCTAATTGATTTAATTTACCTTTATTTTCTTCTCCATCTGGCATTCCGTCCGCATCAAAAATTTGATAAGGAACTTTTATACGCATAATTCCTTCACTAGGAGGTGATAAAGCATTAGACATATATGACCCCTCATTTAAATTTGTTGCAGACCATGCACCACGAAGCAATCTTAAACTCAGGGGGGCAAAAGGGTGTTCCTGGGTTTCGGTAACAAATTTATTTTCATCAAAAGTAATATCAAGATTTTTAAAAGCTGCTATTTGTGCATTAGTCTCAGGGGAAAAATGCTCCTTCATCCAAGTTTTAATTAATCCTTCTTGAACATTACTTATTATACCAATATCTCCAGTCTCTCTCATAAAAGTTCCATATACCATAGATGCAGCATGAGCGACTTCCTTTTCATTAAACATAGTAACGTTAGAGATTCTTGTAATAGGAGAATTTCTTTGGACGATAGCTAAATCAGCTTGATCACTAATTATAGATGTAATATTATCTTGAGTTATATACTCGTCTCCGCCCTCACGAGAATAAATCTTTCCATTTTTTGTATACTGTGAAAGCTGTGCCCCATAACCGTAAGATATTGTATTATACGCTTTTTCCTCCTCTTGGAGTTTATCCCGCCCATACTTGCTATAATACACTTCCTGTATAGTTTCCTCATTAAGTAGATAGGTATCGGGCATTCTATTACTATAAACACCGCCATATATATCGGACTCAAAACTTATATATCCATTTATATATTGCTCAAAAAAGTTTGTTGTCTTTAATTCTTCTTCTGATAGTGTGTTTTGATAATCTTCATTGAACGAAATTTGGTTTAAAATATATTTATTCTCTTTTTCTGCAAAAGGAGCTAAAGCGCTATAATTAGGTATAGCGTTTGGATTATTTACTAACCCAGCAGGCCTAGTTACTCCTTGTATAACATACTCCTGAGTTCTATCTATCTCTGTACCGTTAACGTAAGCACGCGCATCGTTACTTCCATGCCAATCTATTTTATCTAATCTTTCCACAAACATATCTCCACCCACACCGTGCATAACTAAAGGTATACCTGTTGATGAATCTCTACCAATTATAAGTCCTGAATGTCCTACACTAGTATTATAAGATGTGCTATATCCTTTGGCTTCTCCCGCCTTTCTTTTTTCCTTACTAAAGTTCCCCATATCTCTAAATCCAGCAGCTTGTAGATGTACGACATCTCCTACCATAAAATCTTTCCACACTTCCATAGGAGGAAAATTTATATTTCCTGATTCAATATTACCCTCGTCATCATAAGTTCCTCTAGCTTTTTGAGACCATATACTTTGACCTCCATTATCTAGCATGTACCCTTCCCTAAACCAACTATCAGCAGCTCCTGCATCTTTTCTGGAATTTATTATCCCGTCATAGCCATATAACATCATTATCATATCAGTAACTTGCGCTCCACATGTTTCACTAGTACAACCAACTTCATCTAGTTTCCAATCTGTATTCCATACAGGTAAATGAGTTAAATTTTCTTCTCCATTCTTATGTAAAGCTTCTTTTGTTTGTGTGTTCATACTACCGCTTAATTCTATGTCATATCCGTTTGCTATAAGTGACTGTTGTAATGAAATATAAGAATCACTTCTATCAATAAGTTCTGTCCTCTCGTGGCCTTTAGATTGAGAAACGTATCTGTCTCCTTGTGAATTTAAATAGTCCGCCCATTCAAACTCCTCACCCTCTGAGTTATAATGTGAATGCTCAGCTATATAACCTATATCTCCTGGATTACCTATACCACCTTCATGCATTTTTATTTTCTCAGTTCTATTCCAATATCCAGAATCTTTCTCCCATTGTTCTAACGCTTTTTTAGTTTCAGGTCCCCATATTTGATCAACATTTCCTAATTTTGTAGTAGATTTAGGTAATTTATATCCTTTTCCTTTTAAAGCTTCTTGTAAAATCCCAATTGATCTTTGTTTATCATTACCATTAACTAATCGCCAAGAATTCCGTAGAACCTCATCATAGTTATTACTATGTAGTAAGTCTTCATATTTCCTATATAATAAATAATATGCAGATTTATCTCTACCAGATATATCCATTGTTGGAAATTTTAATTTAATAGCATCTAAAACTTTAGTTGGACTATCTACTAACCCTAAAACTTTACAAACTTTTTTACCATTTAAATCTAAAGCAAACCCATCTGCTGTAACATCAGCGCAATTATTAGTTAAGAAATTATAAGCTTCAACACCTTCAATATCTTCTGTTTGTATTGCTTCATAAAAACCTGCCCAATCTTTAATTTTTTTACCTTTTGTAGTTTTATAAATTGTTCCTCCAAGAACTCCTTGATCTTTTAATTCTTTAGCAGTTAAACTCTGAAGTTTAAGATGAGTTTTTAAATATTGTTGTTGATCAACATTAAAAACCATTGTTTGAGTTCCTTTTTGTGTGTAGTTACCTCTTGCTGTTTTACTAAAAGTTGGAGATGTTCCACTCTTTTTAAAAGAAGCCCAATCTATAAAAAGCGTAGGATTTTTTATATTATAAGACGCTATATGAGAGGGTGGGTATCTAGAATCTTCACCCCAATCATATTTATTCACTGCTATTGTTTCCTCATTAGTTCTATGTATAATATTTCCTTTACCGTCATTTACACCGTATGTTTTTAGCTCTTGTTCTGGTGTACCAGCATAATCTACGTTTTTATGTTGGCCCTTCCAAGTAAATTGATAATCTTTTTTATCAGTATGAACAGCCCATTTCTTTGCAGCGTTATATGCCTCATCCCAAGTTTCTATATGACTCCAATCATCTAATCCATGTTCTTGCCAATTATCCCATGGAAGTTTATTAAATACATTATTAGAATATTGATTTTTATCTGTCTCTGGGTGTAGCCCACCATGACTCATTTTTATAGGCCCATTATTTTTAGTTTGATATTGAGCCGACTCTGCAGGAGCTTGTAAAGGTTTATATTTTTCATCCGTTAAAAATCTTATAATAGCACGTGAATTAGGTTCAACAGTATGTGTCGATGTATGAAAATTAGAAATGTCTTTAAAAGTGTGAGGAGTTTTATTTATAAGTAAAGACTTAATACTAGGTTTAAAATCTTCTTTTAAATAAGAATCATCTGGTTTATTTTGTGATTCATCTATTCCACCTCCATCTCCATATTTAAATCCACCATCTCTCCAACCAATTTTACCAGCAAGCCATTTACCTCCAGGTAACTTAGGTAATCCCCATTGACCTAGGGCTTTTCCTGGCCCTCCCCATAGACTTCCTGTTACTGTATTTTTTAACTGTTGTTTAGCTATGTCTCCAAAAAACTGTTTACCTGCTCCCCACATACCTCCTTTAGCATCCGCTGCATTATATCTATCCAGTGCTGTAGTAATATCACCAGTTCCTAACATATTACTACTACCGTATTGCAATATAGGCATTCCTATATTATCCAAAATAAAATCTCCTGCATTTTGCATCCACCCAGGTTGCCCTCCAGAATAAGTTCCTCCACTACTACCTCCACTACTACCTCCACCAGTAGAAGTATTAGGATCTCCAGTTTGCGGATCAGGTGGATCATTTGGATCATTTGGATTAAATGGATCATTTGGATCATTTTCTCCTCCAGCTCCATATTTTCTCACTCCACCTTCTTTATATGTTTTTATATCGTCTTCCCCGTCAAATATCTTATCCTTTTCCGCTTGTTTAAATAGATCTGTATAATCTCCTTGATAGTCTTCCGCTTTAGCAATTCGTATTATTTTAGATTTCTGACTATTATTTAGACCCATTATTTTTCTTTACTTTTACCATTGCCTTAATCTTTTTATCTTCAACTTTATTTTTAGCATTAGCTATTGTTAGATCTGTTTGATTGTCCTCTTTATTCATTTGAACGTTTGCTTTAATTTTTTCTCTATCAACTTTAATATTTTCTTTATCTACTTGTTGTTTACGCTGTATTTCTGCAGCCTCTAAAGCAATCTTCATTTGTTGTTCTTGGTCATTAGCTTGAGCATTAATTATAGCCACTTCGATTTGAGTCATTCTATCTTTCTCTCTTTGATCTGAATCATATTGCATTTTTTGTTGTGCTATCTCATTTTGCTGTTGAGCTATTTGGTTTTGAGCTTCTTGTTGAGCTTGTTCTAATTTTTGTCTCATAGCTTCAGCCTTACCAATTTTATCTTTGATTTTTGTAAAACTATCACTATCTATAGCTTCTGCAACAATAGACGCAGGCACTCCATTCTGAATCATAGCTTGTGCTAACATTTCTACTTTCTGTTTCTTTTCAATATCTGCTCCAGCATCTGTTATAAAGATACCATACTCTGATTCCATATGTTGTATTGGATCAACAGTTAAAAATTCTACAGCACCATCAGGTTGTATAAAAGAAGTTTTCTTCCCATCTACCCATGCTATCTTTGAATAATCTAACATAGCTTGTAAATCACTAGCTTCAAGCATAGATATTTTTCTAAAGTAATCTTCAGTAATATGAGATGATTGCATTATAGCTTGTTGTGATGTTCCTTTACCTTCATACTGACCAATAGCACCTTGTCTTTGTCTATTAACTCCTGATAATCTTTCCCACTCTCCTAATATAGAATCTAATAAAACAACATATTGCTCTATAGTTCTAATAGATAAATCCATAACAGTTTGATGTTGCGGATTCAATTGCATTCCTTCTTTATTATAATCTACCCATGCAATACCAGTGGCATCAATATAATACATAAACTTATCCATATCCCATTTTTTAGGAATCATATTAATATCAAACTGAGCAATAATATCTTTAGATTTAGCAATAGCTACTTCTAATCTATATTTATATATATTATAATTTATCTGATATGGTAGTCCTAATTTAACTAATGATATATTATCTGAATTAATCTCTGAATATTTAATTCCATTAACAGGTAATTTACATACAGATGGATTATCCATAGACCTTCTTTGATTTCTTAACTTTCCTATTTTACAAAATATTTTTTCTCCAATTTTTGTCCCTTCCCACACTTCTGGTATCCATCCCCAATCTAATACTGCGCCTTGTTGTTTTAATGCGGACGGTAATTTATAACCGTCTGGAACTTCTATTGTTTCTATATCACCTGTATTTGGGTCAGGATAAGATAAAAAACCTACTCTAGAAATACTTTTCCAGTATACTGTTACACATTCAATAAGTCTTGACCTTCCTCCCCTTACTCTATCATTAGATGGATTAACAGAATGTATTAAGAATGAGCCGTCATCAAATACTTCTGGAGATTCTAATTGATCAATTTGAGCATCCGTTAAATTCTCTCTATATGTATCTACTATAGTACTTACATGCGCATCTTTTCTGATTAAAGCCCAGTCTCCATCTTCTATTAACTCTACATCTGGATCTTTATCATAATCTACGTCCAAAGGATTAATAATATCATAAAATGGTTCTTTATTTCTTACCCCTCTATGACTATAAGCTTCTCCTGACACTAAGAAGTGAAACCATAACTTTTGAAATTTATCATATATATTCTCTTTATACATCAAATAACTAATACTATTCTGTCCTATGATTGCTCTTTGATCTACATAACTTGCATTAAACATGTCAACTACATGTTGAGGCATCTCTGTCTCTTGTGAAGGGCTTCCTGTTTGTTGCCCCATTTGATTAAGTTGATTAACAAATCGTTGTTGCATAATTTGCATTACTTTTTGTTTTCTTATTTCTTCTTTTTGGGAAATGGTATCCGCATTAGCAACAGCTACCGTATAATTAAGAGGTCTTTTAGATTTTTCTCCTAATAATAGATCTACGACAGGTTTGATAATAGGATAATTTCTGATCTTGGAAGGGAAGTTACGTCTTGCTTTACCATATGGTTTTAAAACGTAATGATAATCATCCTCTAATATATGACCATTATAAAAGTCATATAATTGTTGAATGTCGCCTCTGCGGGAACCAAATCCACCAATATCTGATAAACTAATATAAGCCTCTATACATTCTTCTCCCCATTTCTGTGTTTTTTTAGAGGTTGGTATTTTTTGTTTTGGTATACTATGATGTGTCTGTGTAAAGTCTATTGCCATAATTAAAATATTTGTCTATCAAAAAATTCATCAAGAGCTCTATCTTGATATAAATCTGTTACCTCAGCATTATATAATTCTCTAGTATGATACATACCGATCATTAACGCCATAACTCTATCAAAGTTTCCTTTATGATTGAATTTAGTTAATTCTTGTATTAATGCTGGGTCATAGATCTTTTGCAAATTTAGTAATTTTTTTCCATCTACGTCTACTCCTCTCAATGAATTTAACCAATCCCTTATATATATCTCACCTTGTTGTTTCCTTGCTTCTGTCATATGCATACCATATGTCCTTCTAACACGTCTAGACTGCAATTCTTTCTTGTCTAACATTTCAAATTCTGGTTGCAATTTATGCAACTTTCTATATCTTTTTGCGTAAGCTATTATCTCTCCACGATCATTCTCAAATCCTATCTTAGCGTTATAATAATCTGCTAACATAAAAAGATTACGATTATAATCATCTTGAGTTGCAGGTCTACCTACATAAGATGCTACAATTATATCATCTGGCTGTGATAAATTATTAGGCCTCTTTAATACATATGCAGCACCTAATGATGATGAGTCAGCTGATTGATTCTGTCCGTAAGGGTCATGACATATTACATATAAATTATGCGGTGTAATATTTTCCTTATTTCTATAAGGTGATTCATATATAACTACACATCCAGTATTATTATCATCTTTCCTATGTGGAAATTTTAAAACAGGTCTTAAATCATAATCAGGTTTAAATTCTACTTGTTCTTTTTTATAATATAAGCTACCTGGAGTACCTTTAGTATGTAAGTTATTGGCTTTCAGGTTATTATAATGTTCTTGTAAAGATGCTACATCAAATAAATTAGATGTAATTTGTAAAGTAGCTTCTTGAGGGGAGAATGGGTGTTCTGCGATGTATTGATCTAATGATTTTGCATCTGCAGCACCTTTCTTCTTTTCCCTCATTTCTATTTCATATTCTATTGCTTCTTCCGCTTGTGAGTTACCATTACCATCTATAAACCCATCTAAATTCTTTTGTATTGGAATAAAATATCCGCATCTTGTTCCTAAAGCTCCAGCATCCCATTCATTTTCATAATCCATACAATCATATGCAGCTGGATTATAAAATATTTCTTCCATAGCTTCAAAATCAGCACCTTCTGTACCACCTGTACCAAACGCTATCATCATACCTAATGTCTTTGCCCCTTGTCTCATAGTAGGCATTGTTACCTCCCATGCTTTTAATAATCCTGGAAAAGATCCTGCCTCTTCAAAGAAAACTAATTCACCTGCCTTTCCCCTTACTTTGTCTGGAGCATCCTTTAAAGATACCCCCATTATCTGAGATTTCATACCCATTTCTATTTCAATACCATTAACTTTCTTTTTATATCCAGACATTTTACTCATTTCTCTGTCCCTTAATCTAGGTTGAGCCCATGCTGTATTATCATCTATAAATGATAAAAACTCCCACGCTTTAGATAAAAGTCCATCTCCAATTAAATATTCTTTTTGTCCTGCAAACACAAAGTTTTTTGAATTTTTAACAAAGAAATAATTACGAGCTAACATAGATCCTGCTTTATAAGAGTATCCTTTACGCCTAGCTTTAAGCACAATCATATGCCTATTCTCTGATCTAGCTTTATCTATTTCTTGAAAGTATTCCCAATCTCCATCATAAAAAGCAGGAAAGGTTCTTTCACGTTTAGATTGAATTGTACCATCTGGTAATACCTCATCTACCGCTCTATCAATAGGACAATAATTTAAATAAAAGTAATGAAATCCTGTAACATATAATTCATCTATTTCGTATCCATACATACACCTTTTAGCTTCTTCATCCCAAAAATCATAATAATTTTTAGTATTAGGTAAAGCATCTGTATAATAACCATGTTCTTCAAAGAATTTGGCCGCAGGCCTTATCCTATCTATGTTTTTGAACTTTTCTGACATTTTTCTTTAATCTTTACTAGTTCTGAGCACTTTTCATATTCTTCAGTTGATGTAAAATACTCTATAAGAATATCAATCATATCAGGTGTTCTACCATCTTCTTCCATTGGATTAAATGGTAAAGGAAAAGTAATTTTATTCCCATCCTCTAACTCATAATAAATATCATCTAAAGTTCTTTTTCTAGTTATTAGATGATATGCATTATTCATTGCAGTACCGTAAAGTTCTAAATCTTCTTCATATTCTTTATGTTTTTCTTGCCATTCTTCCATTACATACTATATTTATTTACTTCTACTCCACCTCTATTACTATTAGCAGCTTGTTCTTCTTTTCTAACTATATCCTCTAATCTACTTAATCCATCAACTACTTTACCCATCTTTTCTAGATTATTTATTAAATCTTTAGCATGAAATATAGGTTTACCATTATCATCCATTAAAGTTAAATCTATATCTCTAAAATATTTTTCTAGTTTTATAATAGATTCTCTAGCAGCCTTTAATAACTTAACTGCTGAGGTTTCAGTTAGCTCTGCATACTTTTCACAAGCTGCTTTAACCTTAGATGTTTCTTTCCATTTCTTGGCAAATATACTATTTTTTACCTCATCTTTACGTTGAATCCACTCATAAACTGCATATGGAGATCTATAATCTATCATAAAGTATACATATGCTAGAGACCTAGCATCCAAATCTTTGAATTCTAATACAGTCTTAGCATACGCAGATGGTATAGCTTTGTTATCAACTATTGTTAATAGATCCTTTGTTAGCTTCATTTTTTAACTTAGTTATATAATTAACTCTATTCTTATTAACTGAGAACTTACCAAAATATGGTAATCTTATTGTTTCAAATTTTCCTTTCGCCATTATATCAGTAACGAATTTAAATTGATATGTTACAACTCTTTCAATAATATCAATAGAAAGTTCATACTTATTAGCTAAAGAGTATATTATATCTTTTTTATTCTTTAGCACGCTCCTCTACACTCCTTAAACTAGCTTGGTGTTTTTTATAAATTTCTATTTCTGCTTTATATTCCTTATCTTCTAATTTAGCTCTTAAAGATTTCTCATCTGCATTCATCGTTAACTTATTCCATTTAGGTGGATCATCAGGACATTTTGATGTCTGCCATTTAGCTTTTACTGGCATATGACACCCACATAAATTACATGAACTATTTTGTTTGTAGTGCTCACATTCTATACACAAAGACATTCTTTCTTCATATTGTTCTTCTGTGCATATCGGAGCCCCTTCTTTTAAAAACTGTACAGACTCTTCAGCAAAGGTCTTAAGCATTTTAAGGAAAGATCGTGTTTCTGTCTTCTTCATATTTTGTATTTTGCATATCTATACGCACACATGTTCCATCATAAGATTGATAAATCGTAAAATATATATCTTCATTATAAGGATATATAAAAATCATAAATAGATCAGTTGCGTCTGATATTAATTTCAACTTTATTTGTTTTAATGTCTAATATAGAGTTAATTCTATACTTTTTATTCTCATATAATATAGCTCCCTTATCCTTTAATCTCTTAACATAGTTATTTAATGTTCTATAATCATCTACTTTAAGTAGTTTAGCTACTCTTTTTTTATTAGATGCACTACATAAATTAATATCTGTATCTAAAGATGTGTCTAATAAAGAGGATAATACCTCTAATTCCATCATAGTTAAGTCAAAAATGCCATTCCAGATTTGAAGAGCCTTTATTGTATTATTTGCGGTTATCGTTAATTTTTTCATTAAATTCAATTTTTGCTTTTCCATCTACAATCTTTATCTTAGAGTTCTTTGCTTGGTTATTATATTCAATTACATAAGGTTCTATATCCTCACGTGTACATATAAAAGATAGAAATACTTCTATTTCTTTAGACGCTGCATGTAGATTATTGCGAATTATATTAACTTTAGGATACTCCTCTTTAAGTTTAGTGAAGTCTCCTAAGCTAATAGTTACTGTTCCAATTACTTCCATTAAAATGTACCTAATACTTGGAATTCTTGTATTAATAAATAATTACAGTCCTCTATAGTAGAACGAACCGCCTCTGTACGGGGATCAATTAATACAGTATCACCTGCTTCAACAAATT